GTGAAATAAGACATGGGGCTAATAAATATACGTTAGTTCCAGAAACAAAATATCATACAACAAATGAAATAGTTCAATGGGTTAAATACGAAGGCATAGATGAATATCCTGGAAATTTAAAAGTAGATATAGGTAAAGTGGCTTTAGCAGCAGCTTTGTGTATTACTTATGCGGGAAGTGGACAAAGAGATGATTACTGCACTGCAATAGCAGGTGTTTTAATAAAACATACAGAATGGAACGTAGATGAAATAGATGATTTTATTTACAAAATTGCAATTGCAGCAAAAGATGAAGAAGGTGAAAAGAGAAAAAAGAAAGGTACTTCACATAAAAAGGCAAACAGAAAATTTGGCATGCCTAAACTAGCAGAAATTATTGGTTGTTCTACAAAAACAATTGCAATAATTTTTAGTTGGATTGGTGTGCAAGAAGCAACAAGTGAAGAAGCAAAACAATCAATAGGACAGATTATAGAGTATGGTAGTGATAGATATTTTGTAAAAATAAACGCAGTTGTACAAGGCGAGGCTGTAGAAAAAACAATTACAGTAGATGGTCCCACATTAAGAAATAAAAAATTATTTTATGATTCTGTAATTAGTAAAGCATCTGTTTGGGTTCCAGAAATGAAAGCTTCAGACTTTGAAGAAATTATGAGAAGAAAATATGAAGCAAGAGAAAAATCTAAAGATTATGTAGAAGATGCAGAAGAAGATTTAAGATTTATAAAACATTTTAAAAATTACATTTCAGAGGAAAAAGCATACACAAATAAAAAAGAATTAGCATATTTTGGTATGCCTTATTTTAATCAAGAAAAAAATGTTTTAGAATTTAATTTAGATAAATTTGAAGATTATTTACATAGACAAAAAGTAAATTTAGCAAGAGTTGATCTTGTTATTAAATGTCAAAAAATATTAAAAGCTAAAAAAAATCACGGTAAATATGGAACTAAATCTTGTGTGTCATGGCGGATGATAAATCAAAAAATAGATAAAGAAGATTTAATTGTAGATGGTGAATATGAGGAGATAACTAATGAGCAATAAACTTCAGTTTATGGTAGGACCACCAGGCACCGGTAAAACTTCTACATTTATAACAAGTAAATATGTAGAATTATTAAAAAAATTTAATTATGAAAAAATTATAATTTTATCACATACAAATGTTGCGGCTGATGAAATTAAAGATGAAATATTAAAACTACCAGAAATGAAGGGTGTAACAAAAACAGCATTAGAACACAATATATGCACCATACATCATTATTGTAAAAAAAAAGCAACCATAGGGGAACAAGTTCTTGACTACGACGATTATAAAAATTTATGTATAATTGATTCTATTTTTCAAAGACACAAAGTAACAGAATCGGAATTTAATAACAGAGAACATGGTTACTTTAAATTTGTAAAAGAGGCTTATGGTTTTAATAGGTCTCTTAAAGAACATTGGAAAATATCTAACAAAAAATATCATGGGTATTCAATAAATAACATAGAGAATATGGTGCCAATTGTAGAAAAATATAATAAAGAAAATGGTAAATTAGATTTTCCAGATATGATTAAGCGTTTTATTGATAAATCTAAAAACCCTGACATAAAAGCTTTAATAGTTGATGAAGCGCAGGATAGTAATAAAACTCAAAAAATAGCTTTAGATAAGATATCTAGAAATGCAGATGAGTATTGGTTTGTTGGCGATCCCGATCAAACAATATTTGAATGGGCAGGGGCTGATGCAAGAGAATTTTATGAATTATCTAAAGGTGCTAAAGAATTAGAGCAAGGACATAGATGTAGTCAAACCATTAATGCTTTATGTAAAGAAATTATAAAACCTATTTGGGATTATTATGGGACTCATAGAATTTGGAAACCAACAGACATAGTCGGTAAACATCATAAATTAGCTAGTCTATCAAGAGATTGTAGTTCATTACAGCTATTAATAAATAAAATAAAAAATACAAAAGAAACTTTTTTATTTACATATCGTCAAAAACCAGTGGATGCCTGGATTAGAAAATTTTTAATAAGACATGGTATACAATTTGCTTATTTAGAAAACTCTCCTTATGTTTCAAATAAAGAACTTGAATGTCATAAACTTTGGCCAAAGTTTATAAAAGGTAAACCAATGTCATTAAAACAGATAAAAGATTTTTGGAATTACATGGGCAGTAAAGTTGTTGTAAGGGGTGAAGGACAATATGATTTTGAAGATTGGATTGATAAAGATTATACAATACATGATTTAATAAAATTAAATTTACTAAAACAGTCTTCTGTTCAAGAAAAAGATTTTACTTTAATAGCTTTAAAAAATGGTTTGAAGCAAGAGGAATTTGATAAAAAAATGATTTATATAAAAAAAGTTATTCGTCAAGGAGGGTTAGATGAAAAACCAAGAGTTAAATATGCAAATATACACAAAGTAAAAGGACTTACATTTGACAATGTAATTGTAGATAATTCAAGGTTTCAACCGGAGGATTACTTTACACAATTAAGATTAAAATATGTAGCTTACAGTCGTGGTAAATACGATTGTTGGACAATAGCATCACAAGATAAATATACGTTAGGAGTTAGATAATGAAAGAACCAATATACAAAAAGCAGGTAGGTGGGGATCACTATAAGTCTATGGTCATTCAGCCATCAGAATTTATTAACAGAAATAATATTCCGTTTGCGGAAGGAAACGCAATTAAATATTTGTGTCGCCACAAACAAAAAAATCAAAAAGAAGATTTATTAAAAGCTAAACATTACATTGACATGGCGATCGATAGAGACTATCCTGAAGAAGTGAAAGAAGAAATAAAACCAAAATCAAACTCATGGGGGATAAATAATGTGTAATACACCGGAAGATTTAGATTTAAAAAATATTGATACTGTTGCTATTGATATAGAAACATATGATCCAAATTTAAAAACAAAAGGATTGGGAGCTATTAGAAATGATGGTTTTATTTGTGGTATTGCTGTTGCAACAGATAAAGATACTGCTTATTTTCCTTTACAACACTCTGACATTAATCTTGATTTAAAAAAAACTGAAAGAATTTGGGATGTTTTAAATAAAAAAATATTTCAAAACGAAAAAATTACAAAAGTATTTCATAATGCAATGTATGATGTGTGTTGGATCAGAGCTGTAACTGGTAAAATGATTAAAGGTAGAATTGTTGATACTATGATAGCAGCGTCTGTTATTAATGAAAATAGATTTAAATATTCTTTAGATTCACTTTCAAAAGATTATTTAAATGATTCTAAATATAAATACGATTTACAACAAAAAACATTAGAGTGGTCAGGCGGTACAGTAAAAGATCCCATAACTAATATGCACAAACTACCTTCTTCAATTGTTAAGGAGTATGCAAAACAAGATGTAAATTTAACTTTTCAATTATGGAATTTATTTAACAAAAAAATTGACGAGGTATTATACACAAAAGAAGATGGAGAGCAAAAAAATTGTAGAAAAATTTTTGAGTTAGAAACAAAATTATTTCTTTGTTTGGTTGACATGAAGTTTAAAGGAGTTAGAATAGATGTCCAAAAAGCTATTGAATTTGGTAAACATTTAAAAAAAAGAAGAAATCAAATTATTAAAGCTATAGAAAACAAAACAACTTTTAAAGTTGATATTTGGGCAGCTGCATCTATTAAAAATTTATTAGAACAACAAAAGATTACTGACTACAAAGTTACACCTAAATCTAAAATGCCTCAATTACCAAAAGATTATTTAAAAACACATCGTAATAAATGTTTGCGTATGATTGCAAAGGCAAGAGAATATGACAAGGCAGTTAATACTTTTATTGAAGGACTTTTAGGTTATGTTTATGAAGGAAGAATACATGCAGACATAAATCAAATTAGATCAGATCAAGGAGGAACAGTAACAGGAAGATTTTCTATGAGCAATCCAAACTTACAACAAATTCCATCTAAAGGATATATTGGTAAAAAAATGAGAGAGTTATTTATTCCTGAAGAGGGCCATACATGGGGTAGTTTTGACTACTCACAACAAGAACCACGAATTGTAGTGCACTATGCTATTAAATTAGGTCTACCAGGCACAGAGAGCTTACAAAATGAATTTGATAGGGATGATGCCGATTTTCATCAAATCGTTGCTGACATGGCTAATATCTCCAGGAAACAGGCAAAAACAATCAACTTAGGTCTTTTCTATGGTATGGGTAAAATTAAACTACAAAAAGAATTAGGATTAGATAAAAATAAAGCAAGAAGTTTATTTAACGAATATCACAGCCGTGTGCCTTTTGTAAGACAATTGTCACAAGATCTTATACAATTTGCAAAAGAAAATAAATTATTATTTACTTTGTATGATAGATTTTGCAGGTTTGATAAATGGGAGACTACGAATAAAGAGTGGAACTCAGAAACAAATAGATTTAACGAGGTGCCTTTGTACACAGAGGAACAGGCAAAAGAAGCATTTAAAGCAGAAATGTTAGATAAATATAAAGAAAATAAAATTGATCCAAATTACATGGATTACTTTGATAGATACTACACACCTGCGTTTACATACAAAGCATTAAATAGATTGATACAAGGATCAGCTGCTGATATGACAAAAAAGGCAATGGTAGATCTTTATGAACAAGGTATAGTGCCTCATATACAAATACACGATGAACTTTGTTTTTCAATCAAGGACCACGAACCAGAATTAATTATAAAAACTATGGAAAAAACAATACCCCTTGAAGTCAAGAACAAAGTCGATTATGAATCTGGGCCCAATTGGGGTACAATAAAATGAGGTTAAAATATGTCTTACTTAAATGCAAATATTCCTGTACAATACGCGCAAATAAAAAAGGAGTATTTATATGACCTTAAAAAACATCATGGCGAAGTTGAAGACTGTATTATCTTCGGTATTGCCTCAATCACAGGAAGGCCAATCCTTTTCCATGCCATCATGGAAAACGGTGCTGTCTTTTATCGTCTCCCCATATCGGCTTTTATTCAACGTGGTTTTCAACCGGAAGCTGTTCCAACCAGGAGACTTGATGAATTGGAATTGTGGAATTGTTTTTCTTATTACCCTAGTGTTACTAGTTTTGATATTCTAGACGGACAAGCTGGTAAATACATAGGAAAAGATAAGAAGTGGCATCACGGGTCCTACTTATTCACAGTTGACTTTGCACATCCAGAGAGTAATATAATCGACACTGATCATTCAGAGATCCCGCACGAACATAAGTGCGCACACATACTTGCGTTAGATGACGGCAACTATGCGGCACAGCCAAACAATAGAATAATATGGGATATACCTTCATTTACAGTAAAAGATGAAATCCCTGATTGGAAGGTACAAACTTCCGAGTGGAACGTAGAAGATACAGGACAGTGGAAAACAGAAGACACTGACAATTTTTTCTACGAAATTGAGGAGAAAAAAAATGATTAAAAATTTATGGGACAGAATCGTCACTTGGCTTTTTAGTTGGCAAAAGGAAGAAAAAGATCCACATGCAGAATTGTATGAGGATGTTCCTGAGCCAGAAATAAAAGTAGTTTGTGAAAAACACCCGGACACTTATAAAAAACAATGTCCTTCTTGTAGAGGGACTGTAAATGGCTAAGTGCAAAAAATGTCATTGTAATTGTCATTGTGATGGAGAACTTCACGCTGATGATTATGGCGTATGCACTTGTGACGATTGCACTTGCAAAAGAACTTACAAAAAACAAAAAGATCATGCAACTGACATGTCTTTTGAAAACGAGATAAAATATGATTGGTAAAAGTATGAATTATTATTTTACAGGCATATTAATTATTTTAATTTGTTTACTAACACTGATTGGACCAGCTTATCCTGGGTCTACACAGACAAATACATCAGGAAGTAATACAGCAATTGAAGGTGGATACACATCAACTGCTACAACTACATATGAATCAGGTTCTGAGTCTACATCAACAACTAACAATACTACAAACTCAGATATAAAATCTTCACCACCATCAGCATCTGCACCGTCTTATAATTCTATGACACAAGATGTATGTGCAGTAGGTGTATCTGCAGGAGTACAGACATTTGGTTTTGGTGTTAGTGGTGGTAAACATGTAATAGATAAAAATTGTGAAAGATTAAAACTAGCAAGAATACTAAATGATTTTGGTATGAAAGTAGCAGCTGTAGCTATACTTTGTCAAGATGAGCGTGTGTTTGAGTCTATGATACAAGCAGGCACTCCATGTCCTATAGATGGTAAAATAGGTAAAGAAGCTAAAGCATTGTGGTCTAAATACGATCATGAAAGACCAGATTACGATATTTATGTAAAACGTATGAAAGCTAGAGAAAAAAAAGAAAAAGCAATGGCTAAAAAAGCTGCTCTTGCAGAAAAGAAAAGACTTAAAGAAGAAGCTAAAATGACAAAAGAATTTGAAAAATTAGAAAAAGAATTAAAAAAAGAAAAAGTTATTTTACCAGCAAAAAAACCAGTAAAATGGGAATCACCTAAGTAATGCCCAGGCCAGTAAGAAAATGGATTGTAAGATTAAGAATGTGGTGGGCTGATATAAGAGGTCATCATGGTAAAAGGTGGGATTATGAGCCTTCAAAACATTATATGAGAAAAAAATGAAATGGTTAATAGCATTTTTACTTTTTACAACTAGTGTACTAGCAGAAGAAATAACAACCGGTAATCTATTACCAAACGGCACTGGTTCTGCCTCTAACTTACAATCAGTAGACTCTAACATTCCTAATGTACAGTCAAGCTGTTCATCATTTACATCTGTCAATACTACATGCACAAATCAAAACTGGAACTACCAAGAAGTAGAGGTAGGTAGCACATCATCAGGCACAGGAACATTAAACTATCAAGGATCCTTAGTTGACGTTGCAACTGGTAGCGAGACCAGCACCCAGGCTATGTTAGATAATGGCGTTACACTAGATTCTACAACAGTTGTACAAAACTGTGAGTGGTCTGGATCATCACATCAATGTGGTCAGGCTCAATCAGGGAGAGATACATTTAAAACAACAGTTAAAATATTAGATTCTGATGGTGAAGTGTTGTCTCAAGTAGATCAGATAAGAAATACAGACTCAGGTTATTATGCAAATGCAAACAAATACACAGATCAAGTTATATACAATGGCACAGGATCTAATAAGTTTGATTGGACCTGGACTGGTATCGATGGTGATTCTAGTCCTGTAAATTTAGGTGGACCTAATTTGTTAGGTGCTAAACTGACTATGACATATGACAATACAGTCATAGCAAATGAAATTATAGAAGAAATAGAAGATATATTTGAAGAGTTACAAGAAGAGATATTTGAAGAGTTTACATTTGAATATATTGAGGAAATGTTTGAAGAGTTTACACTTATAGCACCACCCATGGAAGAAGTTATGGAAGAAGAATTTGAAGAAATAACATTTGAACCAATGTTAATTGTTATGGAAGAAGTGCCTATGGAAGAAGAAATATCCATGGAGATGGAAGAAGTTCCTATGGAAGAAGAAATAAGCACATCTTTTTTTTCAATGATGTTACCACAAGAGGAGGAAATATATGAGGAAACAGAAGAGATCATTGCAAGCTTCTTACCGATGGTTTCTCAAGAAGAGGAGACTTTTACAGAAGAGAAAATCATTGAAGAAGAAGAAATAATGGAAGAAGAACCAAAGACCA